CATTATTAACTAACTTCATGTCAGAGCTTGCTCTGGCATTAAAAGGGGTGTGAATGATTGTTTTAAAGGATGGTACTTACTACGAGCCAAGCGATGAAGAGATCATCAAGTGGCAGAGAGCCTACGATAAGCTCGATGTGCATAAGGAATTGCAGGCCATAGCCAACTGGACTGATGCCAATCCATCGAAGCGAAAAGTGAACGGGCCACGGTTTGTGGTTAACTGGTTAAAGCGCGCAAACGATAGTGGCGGCTCACCTTTCGCAAGGCAGGTAAAGTCGAAAGATGGTAAAATCGGCATCAGAGACATGGAGTTTGAGGATGATTTGACCCATGACTTTCTTGGCACGCATCAGGAGTATTTTCTCAATAAATTCGGCCGATGCTTTACTAAGTCTGGCGAGCGAATTACCAGATGATGGACACTGAAAACAAGCAGTTTTGGTGCATCGAAGGCGTCAAGCTAGAGTCAGATTTTATTAACCAGCAGCCCATAGATGGGTGGAAGGTTGTAGAGAATCCAGAGAAGGCTGAGAACGAGTTTGCTCATGACTTTACCGTAGTTGTAAAGGCCGATCTCAAAAGCATGCAGACGCCGTGGAAGTACGCGCAGAGCATGTTTGGCATACCAAGCCATGCGGCAATATCCATTAACGGCAAGGATTTCATGCGGTACTCAAGGCTTTACCCTAACATCCTCATCATTTGTGATGTTCGATACGAGCTGGAGTCTGACGGGGTGTATATCATGACGTTACCGCGAGCTAGGGCGCTGTTAAAAGAAGGCAAGGCCGTGCGCCATGATTATAAGAACCGAGTAGATGACAATGCAGGCAACGCTAAATTTAGCTACGTGTTTGATGTCCGGTGCCTTGATAAACTGGAGGCTAAGAATGTCTAGCCATAACTGGGTAGTGAATAACGAGCATCAGGCGCGTGAGCTATGTAACTACATCATGGCTAACGTGGATAAAAAGCTGACTTATCAGATAAAGCCACAGACGCGCACTAGCCAACAGAACAAAGCTATCTATGCATTCTGTGGGCATGTGGCACGAGAGCTGGATGCCAGGGGGAAGGATATGCAGCAAGTCGTAACAATGTCGATTTCACCGACTAAAGAGCTAGTAAAGCTGATCATGTGGGACAAGGTGCAACAGGCACTGTTCGGCAAGAAGTCATCGGCTGACCTACTAACTAGCGAGGTAGACGACGTGCAACGTGTGATCGGCAGGCACCTAGCAGAAACCCACGACATCGATGTGCCATTCGGCAGATGATCCCGCAGCGTCGATGCATTCACTGCAATGCGGTGATGCTCCCTTTTTTCTACAACAAGTCTCCCTATGGGCTACAGGGCTGGAAATGCACCTGTGGCGTCTGGGAGCGCGCTGTAGCAGACGATAGGAAATACACTTATGGCGACCAAACCCAAGAAGCAAAAGACCGTAGCGAAGCTGAGAGAGGAAGCGGCGGTACTCCTACAGAAACTAGTAAGAATGAAGGCCGCAGACGTCGATGGCATTGCCCAGTGTGTAACCTGTGGTAAAAAGCAACACTTCAAGGAAATGGACGGCGGACACTTCATTAGTCGCAAGTACACCGCTACTAAGCTAATCGAGGAAAACGTACACCCTCAGTGCAAAGGCTGTAACCAGTTTGCCAGTGGTCGGCACGATGACTACTCACTGTACATGGTAGACACCTACGGTATTGAGATGGTCAGGGAGCTGAACGACAAGAAGCGTGAGCTGTGCAAGCAGAACAGAATCGAGCTAGAAGAGATCAAGGTAGAGTTACGCGCACGAATAAAAGAGCAAGAAATACGATTAAATCTGCGATAACCCCTTGCACGCTGTTTCATTTATTGGGACACTATCTGTGTCGGGGATGTCCCGGCATTAACGGGAGATCGGCAATGTACGGATTTACAATAATCGGTCGTGATGGCGGTGAGGCATACATCTCAGAGCCAGAGTACGAGTCGTATGCAGAGGCATATCAAGCAGGCGATCACGCTTTATGTGATATGAACGAAGGCTCTATGGAAGTGTGGCACGAGGAATGAACCACGTCATTGAGCAACGCATCGACATTTTACTAAAGGGGCGTTACCGGCAGGATGAGGTGGCGTCCATCATTGCAGTAGAGCATCCAGAGCTTAATGAGTTTGACCTCGAAGACTTACCCGCGCACATAACGCGCATAGCCAGGGGACACAATAATGAAACAGGCAAAACGTATACTGTTTAGTGCGGTGGTAATAACGCTTTTACTACTCATCGGCATGGTGGGCAGGCTCGATTACGAAGACGAGCTGGCCGAAGAAGCTTTTTATGAAGAGATGGTCTGTGCGGGTAAATGGCCTGACTACAAGAGTTTAGGAGTTGTATGTAGTGAAGTTAACTGAGGCTCAACTGGGGGAAGCCATCAAGTTACGCGATCAGGGAGTAGACACCTGGTCGCTTTCTAATATTTACGGTGTTCACTACGACACCATGCGTAGATACCTTAGAAATTATGAGACCTATGGTGGGTCGATATTCACAGCTAATCCGAAGCCTGTTGAGAAGTCTGTGGATAATCCTTAAAATCGGGAAGTCATTGGCAGTGAGATGAATGTATGCTGCAAGTGGTTGGTATCCAGTGGTATCCGGTACGACCGGGCAACATGCCTAAAAACGAGAGGACTGTGCTTGTCGCATTCGACGACATGACGGTAGAGTCTTGGCCTCTCACTTTCAATGACATTATGGACGGCGAGATTAGAGCAGGACACAGCATGGGGCTGTACTGGGCTGACTCAATACCGCACCCAGAAGAGGATTTTGGAGATGGCAGCTACTAGACGACAGAAAGTTCGCGCCGTGAAAGATGAAGAAAATAGGCGTGCTTTAAGCATTAGGGGTAAGGCCGAATATATATTTGATTTAATTGATCAAATCGGCGAACTAGACCCTCAAACAGATGAACACTTTGCAGCTAAGGTACAGCAGAAGAAAACGCAGGCTGAACTAAGGCTCAAGATGCTCGCTAAGACGCTACCTGACCTCAAGCAAGTGGATGCTGATCTAACAAGTAGCGATGGCTCCATGACTCCACCAATGGTGATTGAACTTGTCGCAAAAGGTCTCGATTGAATTACCGCCTAAACTAGCCAACCTGTTTACCGGGGAAGCTAGATACCGTTGCTCATACGGTGGCCGGGGAAGCGCTAAGACTCGCTCATTCGCACTAATGACTGCCGTATGGGGCATGCGTTGGGGCGTAGCGGGTAAGCAAGGCCAGATACTGTGCGCTCGTGAACACCTAAACTCTCTCGATGAATCCTCTATGGAAGAGGTCAAGTCGGCTATACGGTCTGTGCCTTGTCTCATGGATTACTACGAGATAGGCGAGCGATACATCCGATCTAGGGATGGGCGTATTACTTATGTCTTTGCCGGTCTGAGAAGAAACCTCGATAGCATTAAGTCTAAGGCCCGTATTCTTCTGTGCTGGGTGGATGAGGCAGAGACCGTTACTGAAACAGCCTGGCAGAAGCTTATCCCTACAGTGCGAGAGGATGACTCTGAGATATGGGTTACGTGGAACCCTGAGAACAAACACTCCGCTACGCATTATCGCTTTCGGGTAACAGAGCCTGAGCAGTGCAAGATCGTAGAAATGAACTGGCGTGATAACCCGTGGTTCCCTGATGTATTGGAACAGGAGCGCCAGGAAGACCTGAAAAAACGCCCAGATGTTTACGATCACATATGGGAAGGCGACTTCAGAATCTTCTCAGAAGGCGCGTATTACACCAATGAAATGGCTAACGCCTTACACGAGAATCGTATCGATCGTGTGCCATATGAGCGCGCAGTGGGTGTAGTAACAGCGTGGGACTTAGGTGTAGGCGATTCTACAGCTATATGGTTTGCACAGTTTGTCGGCCCTGAAGTGAGGCTGATTGACTACTACGAGAACGCCGGGGTCGGGCTAGACCATTACGCACGCATACTCCAAGAGAAGGGCTACGTCTACGAGCAGCATGTCTTACCTCATGATGTGAGGGTCAGAGAGCTGGGCAGTGGCCGGTCTCGATTAGAGGTGTTAGATAATCTGGGTGTGCGCCCGGTCAGTATCGCACCGCAGCTCAACGTAGACGATGGCATCCAAGCCGTAAGGTCTATGCTCGATCTCTGCTACTTTGACAAGGATAAGTGCGAGAGAGGTATTGATTGTCTTAGGCAGTACAGGCGTCAATACAACGAATCAATGATGGTCTGGAATGAGCGACCATTGCACGACTGGACATCACACTGTGCGGATGCTTTCCGCTATCTCGCTATCGGGTACAAGAAAACCTCAGATTGGGGTGAGCCTATACGTAGGAATCTTGCAGGCATTGTCTGATATAATCGGGCTTCCATACTGGAGGCTTTATGGCTTTACTGTCTGCAATCACAAAGGCCGTTGATGAACTAGTGCAGCTTGGCTACCCGCGTGAGGTGGCAGAGCGCATTGTGGACGGCAAACTTGATATGCGTCCTGAAGCAAGGGCAGAGCGTCAGCAAGAGTTATACCCTGATGTTTTTTACACAGGCACAACAAGCCCTGACATCTTAGACACTCCGTCATCATTAAATGAAATAGGCACGGGTGTAGAGCCGCAATTTTTATATATGTCAGAAAGCCCAGCGTTAGCGGCAAGTTATGCAGGAAAAAAGCAAGGTCGATTTGCAGATGAGTCTCCTACCATTTATCCCTTTGCCGTTGATACCACGGGCTTTGATCGCTTACTTGGAGATAAAAAATCTTGGAACGCTCTAGAAAATCCACGCATTGAGCTTGGAGGCGATCCAGAAAATGTTTACATCGCACCAGGGATTGGTTATTCAACAGATGACATAGCTCAATTATCTTATGAGCTGGCCTCACCTGGCTTAATAATGCAGGATGTGATTGATCCCGGCCCTTACACCAAATTAATGCGTATGGCATTGCAGGGAAAAACAGGTGATGCGAGTCAGTTTGAGTTTGATAATTTTTTAAGGGAGGTAGAGCAAGCGCCGCCTTTAAATGTGGTCGTCCCAGATACAAATCGCGTTCGCTCACTATTCGCCGCATTCGACCCTGAGTACAAAGGCTCAAACATTCTGGGCGGAGCTGCTACTGCGGCAGTAGGCACTGGACTATTGGCGGCTCCAGAAGAGGCAGAGGCTGGCATTCTCAAAGCGTTTGGGCGAGAGTTTGATCCACGATTTGATCCGCGTGCTAAAGAGCAGGAAAAGCTACGAGACACTACGTTTACGATAGAAGAACGTGGCACGCAGGACGCACCTCGTATACCACTAGCTGACTTAGAAGGCCGTCCATTCGTAACGACCATGTCAGATCGCACGCAGGCTGGCGGCTTACTTACAGGCATTGACGATGTAGCTCTTGATAGACCCATCAACCTACAAGGCGGTCAGGGCTTCATGTTTGAGAATCCTGGCATGGTGTGGGCGTCAGCTCCGGGCGTTGTTAATCAAATCATGCGTGCGGCGTCTGAAGTAGGCGATAACCCTGTTTACCTGCCTTTCCGTATGGCTCCTACAGGCGGTGACTTTGCCACTATGACCGGCGAAACCATGCTTAGTTTTGCGTCTAGCAACATGAATAAGACGCAGAAAAAGGCGCTCGATCAGGCTATTAAAGACTACGAAAGCGTTGGGTCAATGGTCAAAGGCAAGCGTGTAGGCGCTGGGCTGAAGATTAAAGACTGGAAAGGCGTCGATGATCCTAGCTCCGTGGAGGTATGGCGCAACACGCCAGATACCTTGCGCAAAGAGCTGATGAACATGATGGACGTGCAATTCCGTGATAAAGGCGGCCTCAGTGTTGGACAAGCGCGCCTAGCAGTCACTGAGCCGGGTCAGGCAGATGCACTCGATGCGCAGATACAGAACATCGGTGAGATATTCACGGGCAAGGATGTTGTGCAAGCTAGTGGGCATCCTTCGTATCCAGCAGGCGTCCCCGGTCAAGGGTTAGGGCGTACTGATCAAGAGGTAGGCATTTTCGAGCTGTTAACTGACGCACGGTTCGGTGGTCAGCAAAAGCCTGTTGGCGATCCACAAAAACCAACTGCGCAAGAAATACGTGCATTGCAGATGAAGCCTTACACAGGCCGCATTACGGAAGACATATTGCGTGGCTTAGAGACTCGAGGTGTCAATATCAACGCCAATCCGATGGTTACAGCGGCAGCCGTAGCGGCAGGGCAAGAGGCAGAAGGCTTGCTTGCACAACTACCGCAAAAAGACTTGGAGGCGTATAACTACAGCGATGTACTGCCGGTCAAGCGCTCTAAAGACCCAGAAGAGCGTGAGGGGCTGCTAGGCGGCTATAGCCCGGCATACACCGGAATCGTTGAAGATATGGTAGAGGGATTGCTTAAGTTCAGCACCCAGGCAAAGCGTGGAATTTACAACCCTACAGCAGCAACTGAATTCTTACTGTAAGCGGTGATATAATATGGCGACACCGAGAAAAGGTAAGGCAAAGGTAAAGGTTACGGCCTCCGGCAAGAAAGTCTCGTATGGGCAAGCTGGAAAGGCCAAGGATGGCAAGCCGCGAGTACGGCCCGGAACCAGTAAAGGTGATGCTTATTGTGCGCGCTCCGCTGGTCAGATGAAGAAACACCCGAAAGCGGCTGCCAATCCTAACTCACCGCTACGTTTGTCTCGTAAGCGATGGAAGTGTTCTGGCACGAAGTCGAGGAGAAAGTAATGGGCATGGGCGTCAAACACTACTCGAAGGACGGTAAAGAGCATAAAGGCGGTTACCATAAGATGCCTGATGGCTCGTTGCACTCCGGTAAGGCGCATACAAAATCTAGCAAGCCGCTGTTTCATTACGGCGACTTAACGCAAAAAGCCAAGCGCAAGGCGCGGGAGGGCTGGAAGTAATGCCAAACGATAAAGCAAAAAGAAAGCTTTACCGAAGCGTGGTCAGCGTGCAGCGACCAACAAAAAGCGTAAGATGAGGAAGTAGGCATGGCGAAGCGAGGATTGTATGCAAACATTCATGCAAAGCGTAAGCGCATTAAAGCAGGCTCTGGCGAGAAAATGCGAAAGCCTGGCGAAAAAGGCGCGCCTACAGCTAAACAGTTTAAGAAAGCGGCTAAAACAGCTAAAAAGAAGCGTAAGTAATGGCACTGACTAACTATTCTGAGCTGAAAAGCTCTATTGCTGACTTCCTAAACCGTGACGATCTGACATCGGTTATCCCGACGTTTATCTCACTGGCAGAGGCTCAGTTTGCGCGTGATCTACGTCACTACAAGATGGAGAACCGGGCTACTGGGACTATCGACAGTCAGTACATGACAAAGCCCAGCGATTGGCTTGAGACTATCCGCATACACCTAACAAGCAACAATACACGCGCGTTAGACCTTGTAGATGCTCAAACAATGGCTGACAAACGTTCAGGCGCATTGGATACAGCGGGCATACCACGGTACTACCGGCACTCAGAGAATCAATTTGAGTTCTTCCCGTCACCTGATGGGTCGTATGGTGTAGAGCTGTTGTACTACCAGCGTGTACCGGCACTGTCAGATTCAAACACTACAAACTGGTTACTTACTGAGGCACCAGATGTGTATCTATATGGCTCATTAGTACATAGCGCGCCATATCTAGCTGATGACGCTCGAACAGCGGTATGGGCGCAAATCTTTGGTGCTGCTATGCAGCGTCTTAATCAATCATCCGATGAGGCCGTCCATTCTGGCGTTGGTCTCGTTATGAAAAACAGGGGACTTGGATGAGCTTCACTAACTATCTAGAGACTGAGATTCTTGATCACGTCTTTGGCGGTAACGCTTACACTGCGCCAAGCACTCATTATCTCGCACTATATACCGCAGCTCCCGGCGAGACCGGCGGCGGCACTGAGTGTACTGGCACAAGCTATGCGCGTGTTGCTGTTACCTTTACCGTATCGGGCAATGAGGCCACAAACAGCGCAGCCGTAGAATTCGCTACAGCCGGCAATAACTGGGGTACGATTACGCACGTAGGTGTGTTTGATGCGGCCAGTAGCGGCAACCTCATGGCCTATGGAACGCTTACAGCCAGTAAAACAGTAGAAACCGGCGATGTGTTTCGTGTCCCTGCTGGTGACTTAGACATCACCTTAGACTGATGCTTTACGGACAGTGGAGATATGGCTATGCCGCTTACTCCACTGCGGACTTGGAGAATGCCGCTAGTTTAGGCCCGGCGACATCTTCTACCGTAGTAGCTGGTCAGCGCGTCAGAGAGTCTTCTAGCGCTATTGCGGCCAGCTCTACTGCCTTATGCACTGCCGGCGTTATACGTCAAGTAGAGAGCGTTATAGCGGCCTCTGCGACGACTTCTGGCTCAGGCGCACGCACTTTCAGCGTTAGCTCTTCTGTTAGTGCTACAGCTTCATTTGCCGTTTCTGGCGCTCGCACACGCAATGTAGCGTCAGACATCTCTGCAAGTGGTATAATCAGTGCGACAGGATCGCAAAAGCTAAATGCAGGCTCTGCGATTGCAGGTATCGCCGCTGTCACTGTAGTGGGCGCTGCAACTCGAAATGTAAGCTCTGCAATTGCCGGGGCATCGACTACCACGGGATCAGGAATCATCCTGTGGATTGATCAACCGATTGATGCAGAGACATGGACTGATCAGCCTGAACCAGGCGGTGATTGGTCAAACGTAGTTATTAGCAGCGCGACTTGGACAGATACGACGGAAGATAGCGCTACATGGACAGATCAAACCATTACCGAAGAGATATGGGAGGCCGCTTAAATGGCTGACACTACAACTACCACCTACAGCCTGACTAAGCCCGAAGTAGGCGCATCGGAAGATACGTGGGGAACCAAATTAAACACTAACTTCGATACGATCGACGACTTGCTCGATGGTACTACTGCGATCACCGGCATCGATATCAACTCAGGTACTATCGACGGTACTGTCATTGGTGGCACTACTCCTGCCGCTGTCTCTGCTACTACTGTTTCTGCTACAGGCAACATTACTGTAGGCGGTACTGTAGACGGACGTGACGTTGCTACTGATGGTACTAAGCTAGACGGTATTGAAGCTTTAGCAGACGTAACGGACACAACTAATGTTACTGCTGCTGGCGCATTGATGGACTCAGAGTTGACTAACATTACTGCTGTCAAGGCTTTGGATCAAGGTGTTGCTACTACTGACACTCCAACCTTTGCAGGTCTTGCGACTTCTGCCAATGTGACCTTTGGCGACAACGACAAGGCTGTCTTTGGTGCTGGTAGTGACCTACAGATTTATCATGATGGCACTAATAGTTATATTGACGATACAAGCTCAGGCAACCTTGTTTTAAGGGGCAATCCTGCAGTAAGTATTCAAAAGTATACAGGTGAAGTTTCAGGAGTTTTTAATGCCGATGGCGCTGTCAATTTGTATTATGACAATGCACTCAAGTTAGCCACAACCTCCACAGGCATCGATGTAACAGGTGTTATCACCACAGACGGCATGACTACCTCTGCTGACATTAACTTTGGTGACAATGACAAGGCTATCTTCGGTGCTGACTCTGACCTACAGATTTACCATGATGGATCTAATAGTTATGTTGAAGATACAGGCGATGGCGCTTTATTTCTAAAAACTAACGGTGCAGGTGTTTTTCTGTATTCTGGCTCAGAAGCGTTAGCAACCTTTAATTTAAATGGTGCATCTAACCTTTACTACGACAATGAACTCAAACTGTCCACAACCTCCACAGGCATCGACGTAACTGGCACAGTGACTGCTGATGGTTTGACTGTTGATGGGACTGTAGATGTAAACCTTGGCTCTGACGGTAGCAACATTGCTAGTCTTAGTGGCGCATCAGCAGGCAGAAAGTTAGATATTCAGTCGTTTGCTGTAGGCGCTAGTGCAGGCGCTGGATATAGCATCAATGCTACATCTGGACAAGGTGAGCTTGATTTCCAAACAGCAGGGGCTTCTAGGCTTAACATAAATGCTGGCGGCGACATTAGCTTCTACGAGGATACAGGCACAACCGCAAAACTCACGTGGGACGCTAGTGCTGAAACTCTTAACTTTGCTGACAACGGTAAAGCAGTCTTCGGTGCTGGCTCTGACCTAGAGATTTATCATGATAGTCTCCATAGCTACATTTCAGATGTAGGCACTGGAAACTTAATTATCAAAGGAACGCATCTTAATCTACGCGATGCAAACAATGCGCTGTACATGGAAGCTCTTCAAGGCGGTGCTGTAACTTTACGCCACGCAGGGAATATTTCTGTAGCCACCACCTCCACAGGCATCGACGTAACTGGCACAGCCGCAGTGGATGTTTTAGACGTTAGCGGCTCAGGTGCGTCTATAAGCTCTAATTCGGCAAACGGTTTGCAGATTGGTGGTGATGCCGCTGGCTCAACACTCATTGGTAACTTAAAAAACACCTCTGGTCGTCTTACTTTACAGTCAACGACTAGTAGAAACGTGGCTATTCAAACTAACGGGGCGACTGATCGTATACTTGTTAGCTCAGGCGGCGACATCAGCTTCTACGAAGACACGGGTACGACTGCGAAGTTCTTCTGGGATGCTTCTGCGGAGTCGTTGGGTATTGGTACTGACAGTCCCTCTGAGGCGCTTACCGTTTCTGGCAATATTCAAATCGAAGACAACGACGGTTATTTGCAGTTTAAAGACAACAATGGTGGAACTAACAACAAGTTCAGGCGTATATATAACTCAGCGCAGGATTTGTTTATTTCTCGTAGAAATGATGACGGGACTTTAGAAGCTAACGATTTAGTCATCAACTC